GCCAGAAGAAAAATTTTTGAAGACGCAGAACAGAAATTAAAGTTAGCTGAAGAACAGGCAGAGAAGATAGACGCTCAAATAAAAAACTTTCAAACTACAAAAACAGCACCTATGGAAATATCTAAGATACACAATGTAACTTTAGATGATTTAGTATATTTAAAAGACGATGATTTTGTTAAGGATGTACTGCGTTATTTCAAAGCCTACGCTAGAAACAAAGAAACTACACAGGTTAGTGCAAGGCAAAGACCCGATGAAAGATTAAATAAACTTGAGTCCATGATAGAAAATATTTTATTTACAGATACTGACTACGAAAAAATGGCAGATAATTTTGTAGCTGGTCTTGAAGCAATGGATCCGTTTGAGGGCACACAGTTCGGTAATGACCCTCGTCAAACTGAAATGAGAAACTTTGATGGATTTCAAATGGCACAGAACAATGAGTTTTCTCTGCCTGCACCAGACAGACTTGCTGGTGTTATTTCATCAATGCTTGAAAGAACTGATATAAAAACTCCTATAAAAAAGAATCCAACGCGGTCTACAGATGCAAATTACTTTAATAAACAAGGTAGACTTAGTAAGAAGGAAATGAATCTTGAAGGAGATGAGAACGCAACGTACTTAAGACAGCTTGGGTATCCTAAAGAAAACAAGAGTTTACGAGAATTAATTTTTGGTCATATGCCTCTTAGGTCAAACAGACAGTATTTGCCCGGAGATGATAGAAGTGATTTAGGTATAGCAACTTCAAATTCTGGGGAAACCAGAGCGTTAGACAAAAGAGGAATGTTATATGAATCAGCTACTATTGAAGGTTCTAATAGTATTTCCAATGATTCACAAGACATGTTTCAAGAGACTTTGCTTAAGAATTTAAAAGAAAAAGGTTATAGTGACGCTCAGCTTAGAGATTTTTTTGCAGACTCTAGTGAGGCTTTTGCAGAAGGAGCAGCTACTGAGCTTGGTTTTCGTGGTGAGATAAGTGAACAAGATTTAACAGATGCGGGAATAAAAGCACTAGAGTCAAGTTTAAATAGAGGAATTAAAGAATCTATTAATGAACAAGCGTTGAACGTAATAAAACACGAACTTTCATCACATTTAGCTAATAAATTTAAGTCAGAGTTAGCTGCGATAGACTTTGATGCCATTGCAGACAACAACATAGACTCTGCATCGGGTGAGCGTTACACAGACACAAACCGTTTTCCAGAGACTTATATGTTTGAATATTCAGGAATTATGGCAGATATACAAAATATTCTACCAGAAAAAGTAAAAGTAGAAGCAGAAAAAGAACTATCTAGGTTAATAGATCGAATGACGGACAAAATAGGTTTTGTTCCAGAAGATGGAAACTTCGCTATGTATATGCAAGAAATAAACAGAAGATCTGCACCAGAAATAGGAAGACAAGCTGTTGAGAAATATTCAAAGCAACTAGGATTAAATGATAAAAACGCTTTAAAGAAAAAACTGTTAATTGCATCTATGTTAAAAAACGAGAAAATAAAACCTATCGTGGGTGAAGACGCGGCAGATGTGCAAATAGCGTCATCACCAACACGATCTTTTCTTGAAAGATTTAGACAGTCTCTTCCAACAGGTGCCTTAGAAGATGAGTTCCGTAAAATATCAAGAAGACTAACACCTGTGCCGTATGACAATCATGAATATAGAGCAGATCACTTTGAGTTTTATACACCAGATGCGTCAAATCCATATAAGTTGTTTTTTTCACAGAGCTACAAAGGATTTTTATCCGGGGATAAAACTAGAGCAGAGAAAATAAAAAAAGAAAAAGATAAACTTGAAAAAGAAATACCTCGTCTCCAACAGTTAGTTGAAGACAATAAAGTGGGTACAGATAACAATACTGAAATAGATAGACGTTTTAAGAAACTAATAGAACATGCAGAAAAAAATGCGAAAGATTATAACTATAAACCTGAGGAACTAAAAGAAGCAGCGACAAGACTGTTTGAACACATCAATGATAATAAAAGATATACCAGATCTCCACACAATGCTACAATGGCACAAACGTCTAGAGGCTTGTTACAGTCATTAATACATAAGATAACAGATCCTAGATTTGAACAACTATACGGAGAACCTATTGTTGGAATTGTTGTACCACACAGAGAAGATTTATGGCTTCCAAGAGCAAACGAGGATAGTAGTTTACGAAAAATTAAAAAAACTTTTGGTTTAGGAACTTACGACACTACGTTATTAACTGTGGCAAAAAGGTTTGAAGATGCTGGTGCAGAAGTTGATAGAGATAGAATTTTTGAAATGCTTTCCAAAGACAGCACTAAAAGTGCACAGTTAAATAGACCCGCACAGTTTGTTATTAATCTAGAACCTGGGTCAAAAGGAAGAAAATTAGCAGAAGGTAAATTTACTTTTAGAGCTAAAGGTGGTTATATAGATCTTAGAAGAAAGGCAAGTTAATGGCAGAACAACCAAGAGATATTGCAGGTATGGTCGAAAAATCTATGGGAGCAGGTGGTGTGCCGGTTCCTATGGAAGAGCAACTTGCCCTACAAGTACAAGATGATATTGATGAATTGCCAGAGGGTATAGAACTTGACATGGGTGAAGAACAAATCCCAGTCATGGCAGAGCCGTATAATCATGATGCTAATCTTGCAGAAGTTTTAGAAGATGGTGCGTTAGCTTCTATTGCATCTGAACTACAGTCAAAAGTAAAAGAAGACTTGGAGTCCAGACAAGATTGGGAAGAGGCGATTGCAAAAGGATTAAATCTGCTCGGTATAAACTATGAAGACAGAAGCGATCCGTTCTTGGGTGCAAGTGGTGTAACACATCCATTACTATCTGAAGCAACAACACAATTTCAATCACAAGCGTACAAAGAGATGTTACCAAGTGGTGGACCTGTGAAAACACAGATTTTAGGTGTGCCAACAAAAGAAACAGAGGATCAATCACAAAGAGTAAAAGACTTTATGAATTATCAAGTGACTGAAGTCATGGAAGAATATGACCAAGACACAGATCAAATGTTATTTTATTTGCCACTTACTGGTTCTACATTTAAAAAAGTTTACTTTGATCCTACAAAACAAAGAGCAGTATCTAAGTTTGTACCTGCCGAGGACTTAGTAGTTCCATATTCTGCTTCTGATATCAGAACAGCAGAACGAGTTACACATATGGTACGAATGAGCCACAATGATATTCGCAAATTACAAGTCGCAGGAGTGTATAAAGATGTTGAGTTATCTTCAACTGATGGAGAGGATGAAGGATCTATTCAAGAAACTACTGATGAGCTTCAAGGACTACACCCTAATTATTCAGACGATAGCTACACCTTACTTGAAGTCCATGTTGACTTGGACTTGGAAGGTTTTGAAGATATGGATAATCAAGGGCAGCCTTCGGGTATTATGCTACCTTATATTGTCACCATCGATCAAGGTTCAAATAAAGTTTTATCGGTGGTTAGAAACTATAGAGAACAAGATCCATTAAAGCGAAAAAGACAATACTTCGTTCATTTTAAGTTTTTACCAGGTTTTGGCTTTTACGGCTTTGGCTTGTTACACACAATCGGTGGGTTGTCTCGTGCAGCAACCTCCATTCTCAGACAGCTCATCGATGCTGGTACATTATCAAATTTACCAGCAGGTTTTAAGGCACGAGGTGTTCGTATTCGTAATGACGATGAACCTTTAAATCCAGGTGAGTTTAGAGATATAGATGTTCCAGGTGGTGATCTGAAAAATTCTATTATTCCTCTCCCTTATAAAGAACCATCAGCCACACTAGCTAACCTTTTAGGTGTAGTTGTTGATTCTGGTAGACGGTTCGCACAAGTTGCAGATGCAAAAATTAGTGATGTTAATTCACAAGCACCCGTTGGAACTACAGTTGCCTTGATAGAACAAGGATCTAAGATTATTTCTAGTATACATAAGCGTTTACACTATGCACAAAAGCAAGAGTTTCGCATGTTAGCCGAGATTTTTTCAGAAAATCCAATGCCTTATCCTTATTCTGTCGGTAGTGCTCAACCACAAATCATGCAACAAGACTTTGATGGGCGTGTAGATATACTTCCAGTAAGTGATCCTAACATATTTTCCATGTCTCAACGATTGACATTGGCTCAAACACAGTTGCAGTTAGCACAAGCTAACCCACAAATACATAATCAGTATGAAGCATACCGAAGAATGTATGATGCACTTGATGTAAAGAACATTGATAGTATTTTACCTCCACCACAACCACCTGCACCCGTGGATCCAGCGACAGAAAACGCTAATTCTATGAAAGGTGCACCACTTCAAGTGTTTCCACAACAAGATCACGAGGCACATTTGGTGGTTCATGCTTTGTTTTTATCAAACATGGTGGCACAAGCCAACCCACAAGGCTTTTTAATGTTGCAATCTCATGTTCAAGAACATGTTAGTGCGTTAGCAAGAGATCAAGTAACTAAATTCTTTCAAACAATGATCCAAGAGGCACAACAAAGAGGCGAACAGCCGCCACAAATTGCACCAGAAGCTGTTGAAGCGGCAGTTTCGCAACAAATTGGTGAAATATTAAAAGAAATTATGCCTGCTATTGAGCCTGCACAGAAACCAGACCCACTTGTAGCGATCAGAGAGAAAGAATTAGAGAATGATACTGCTGAATTGCAGAGAAAGTCTATAAGTGACATGATGAACTTCCAAGTTGACCAAGCAAAACTACAACAAACCTATGAATTGGCACAACAAAGAATAAACACACAAGAGGGAATAGCAGAAGACAGAAACGATGTAAATATCTATAGGATAAATACGCAGGCCTCGTTAAAAGGTAGGTAAAAATGGATCCAATAACCATAACGGCGGCTATGTCTGTAGCTTCCAGTGCTTTTAATGCGATTAAGAAAGGATTTTCTGTTGGTCGTGATATAGAGCAAATGTCTGGTGATATTGGTAGATGGATGGGAGCTGTATCTGATGTTGATAACGCTGAAAAACAAGCTAAAAATCCTCCCTTGTTTGGCAAATTGTTTAAAGCTGGGTCTATTGAGGAAGCAGCTCTCTCTGCTTATGCAGCCAAGAAGAAACTTGAGGAGCAAAGATACGAACTCAAGATGTTTTTGAATTTAACTCATGGTCCTAAAGCCTACGATGAATTATTGCAGATGGAAGGTCAGATAAGAAAACAAAGACAGCAAACCATATACAAACAACAACAAATCAGAAGGCAAGTAGGTGAGGCAATAGCTTGGTTTTTGTTAGTTGTTATTATTGGTGGTTTTATAGCATTGGTTGCTAGTGTTTGGATTAAAGAAGCAAGAGCCGCTTATGAATACAAACCGAAGGACTACACCAGACAACAGAAAACTCACCAAGGTAAGATAGAGAAAAAAATATATACAACTTGTAGGTTAATGAAAAGAATTACATCAAGGGTTACTGGTAGGCAAGCCTGCATATATAAAGGCGGTAATAAAACATATACATTAATGTATGAAAAAAACTGCCCTAAACAATATAAATGTCTTTATGATCCTGGTGGTACAGAGCCAAATATCGATCAAGTCATGGAGAGCTTAAGGAGTATAGCCAAATGACAGAAGAAAAGAAAAAAGCAGTTGATTTAAAAGTGGATAGTAACAGTTTTGAGTTGATATTAAGAATATTAGGAAACGAGTTTATTGCCATAAAGATTGGCTCAACTAATTTTTCTGGTAAATTAATAGCAGGTGGCATACTATTATTATTTTTTACTTTTATGATATTAGAAGTATTTGGGTTGAATGAGGCATTAATGCAATGAATGTAGATACTTTTTTAAGATGGAAAATTTTACCAAGGTTTATGATGTTGGCTAGTACAATAATGTCTTGGAGATGTGCCGAATGGTTTATGGATTTAGATGCACCAACTGCTAGTCAATCAGCATTTGTGTCTGTCGTCATGGGTGTGATGACAGGCGTTTTCGGCATATGGATGGGTCACGAACACAAGGGAGATACTAATGTTAACAGCGTTAATAGGTCCAGTAAGTAAACTTGTCGGTAAGTTTATAGAGGACAAAGATCAGAAGAACAAATTGGCTCATGACTTGGCTACGTTAGCATCTAGACATGCTCAAGAATTAGCAAAGGGTCAGATCGAAGCGAATACAGTACAAGCAAAACATCCTAGTTTATTTGTAGCCGGTGCCCGCCCTGCTATCATGTGGATCTGTGCTCTTGGTCTTCTAACACAATTTTTCTTAATGCCGATAGCAGAATGGGCAACCAGTGTTTGGGCACCTGATGTTATTTTGCCAGAACTAAATACGGGTGAACTTATGACGTTAACCCTCTCATTATTGGGACTTGGTGGTATGCGGTCATTCGAGAAGTCAAAAGGTGTAGCAAGAGAGAACATGAAAAAATGATAAGATTAAATTTGGAATTATTTAAATTTTTTAATAAGATAGGTAATTACTTTTATCGTAAACATGTGAAAGGGATTAAAAATAATGTTGGACGATGAAATATGTTATCTTCATAAAATAGCATATACAAAAATTATTGAAGAAGAACCAATACCTTTTATGGGGGTAACAAAATTTATTACTTATGAGTGTCCTATGTGTAAAATGAGAATAGATAAAGGAGAATTAGTCGATGTCACTGACAGCTAGTAAAAAACGTAAGGTAAAAAAAGTTATTAAAGGATTGAATAAAGCGAGTAAACTACATGCTGGTCAAGCAAAATCTTTAAAAAAAGTTTTAACTAAGAGTAAAAAGAAATGACAAGGATTAGACAGTTTGCAAAAGATATGTCAATATCGTATAATGATGCAAAGAAACTTGTCGACAAAGGCAAGAAACGAAAAGACGGTGGATCAAACATACTGGAGAATTACATGCCTATATACTTTGAAGGAATGGATAAAAAGAAAAAGAAAGTCCCTATGCCAAAGCCTAGACCAAAAAATCTTAAGAAAAAGAATTTAACTTCTGGAAGTGAGTTTAATGTAAAGAAAAAGAATTTAACTTCTGGAAGTGAGTTTAATGTAAAGAAAAAAGATCCGTTTAGGGCAGATAAAACTGAATCTTTGGATAGAGAATTTAGTAAAAGCGTTGCTAAACAGAACGAAAGAAACATGAAGAACGTCAAGAAAAAAAGAGATGGCGGTATAGAATACGGAGATGTTCCAGGTGGCAGAGCAATAAGACAAAGAGCAGGTGAACAACACGGAGATATTCCAGGTGGCAGAGCAAAAAAGAAAAAGAAACCTGAAAGTCCTAAGGTAATACCTGCTGGTAGCAAGGGTAAAGGAAAAGCAAAGTTTCCAGATCTAAGTGGTGATGGAAAGACAACAATGAAAGATGTTTTAATTGGTAGAGGTGTTATCAAAAAGTCTAGAGGTGGTGGTATCGCTATTCAAGGAACTGGATTTAGAGGAGTTCGTTAGTGGAATTTGATCTTCCAAGTGGTGGAGCCGACTATGGTTTTGGTGGCTCTGATAGTTTTACTTTAGGAAGTGAAAAGGTATCTGCCACTGGTCCTTCTGGTGGTTCTAGTGATGGTGATCGTAGTTTTTTTGGTGGATCAGATACCACTCAAGATGAGAGGTTTGATCCTAATAATCCTAACATAATGGACTTTGGTCGTGGCTCTGTATCCAATATTGGAAACGCTGCAAATTATGATCCAAACTTTGCCGCTTTAGGTATGATGGATAGAGGTCTAACTCCTGGTTTTGACTTGCGTAATCAAATAAACTTTGATGTTCCAGCTTCAATGTTACCACAACTTGAAGGATCAAGAGGTCCACTTGCACCTAAGTTTTATTCTCCAGTAGAAAGAGCTTTGGTAGAAATGGAACCCGTTGGCATAATGGCTATGGCGGGTAAAGCATTTACAAACCTTATGAAAGACAGTTTCACAGATGCAAAAAATGCTCTTGGTAAAATAGGTGATGCTGCTGGTGGTTTTTCTTTGTCAGATTTTATAAGTGGTGCTTTTTCTTCGGAGACTGGTCAAAATGCCGTGAATGATATGGCAGACAATGTTTCTTTTGATGCTGCTGGTAATAGAATAGATTTAACAGATACAAGACAAATAGACCAATTTCCACAAGGTCCTTCTCTAGACATGATTAGAGACGTAGCTAGAAGATCACAAAACATAAAACTTCCAAATAACATAGCTTTTGATATTGGATATGATAAAGATCCTTTGATTGAAATGCCTTCGTTTAATGAGAATGAAGAAATAGCACCTTTTACTATATACAGAGACCGATTTGGAAATCTACAACGCGGTAGACAACCTATCGCTAATACATAAGAGTATTGATGAAAGTAACCGATTTCTTATATAAATATCAAAAATCCTTGAATGATAGGATAAATGAGGTTAGTATTGCTTTAACTAGCGGTAACGCTTCTGATATGGCTAGTTATAAAGCAATGGTAGGAGAAATTCAGGGTCTATCCTACGCATTAGAACAATTAAGAACCCTGCTGGAGAAAACAGACAATGACATTGATAGTGCCTGAATACGTTTTACGACAAAGAGAAGCTAAGAAAAAAGCAGATAAAGAATCAGCAGAATTATCCTTAAAAGATAGAGTACCAAAACCCACTGGATGGCGTATATTAGTCATGCCGTATATGGGTAAAGAGAAAACCGAAGGTGGTATTCATGTCCCAGATTCCGTAAGAGAAAAAGAATCAAGAGCTACAGTTGTAGCTTATGTTATTAAGACGGGACCTCTTGCTTATAAGGATGTAGACAAATTTGGAGCCGATGGTGACTGGTGTAAAGAAGGCGATTGGGTGTGCATAGGTCGCTACGCTGGATCACGGTTTCAGATAGAGGGTGGAGAAGTTAGAATAATCAATGACGATGAAGTCATTGCAACCATTGTCAATCCCGATGACATCAAATCATACGGAGCTTAATGTATGCAAAACGCAAAACAAGAAGAACTTTTTGAAGAAGTGGAGGTAATAGATGACGGAGATAAAGAGGAAAAGGGGTCGACCGCCGAAGATCAAGTTGTCGGAGATTCCCAAACCACAACCGAAAATCAAGAGTCGGTGGCAGATGATGATGACTTGTCTGAATATTCGGACACTGTTAAGAAACGTATTAGCAAACTTACGAATCGTTTTCGGGAGGAAGAGCGACAGCGAAAAGCTGCACTCGATTATGCAGAATCAGTTAAAAAACAGAACGAAGACCTCAAACAAAGACTAGAGACTCTAGATACTAATTATGTAGGTGAGTTTGACACACGAGTAACTGCTCAATCTCAAGCTGCAAAAGAAGCATATAAGAAAGCATTAGAGTCTGGAGATGCTGATGCTTTGTATGATGCTCAACAAAATATTTCAAGAATTGCCATGGAAGAGGCAAATCTTAAAAGAATAAAAGCCGAAAGAGAAGAGCAGGCAAAAAGACAAGAATCTGCTCCTCCTCAACAAGCTCAACCCCAACAAGTTCCACCAAAACCAGACCCTCGAGCAGAAAGATGGGCACAAGATAATACATGGTTTGGACAAGATCAAACTATGACTTATGCTGCTTTTGGTATACATAAAACAATGATTGAGCAAGAAGGGTTTGACCCAAACAGCGAAGA